CCTTCTGGTGCGCGTTCATATTTTTATCAATGGTGCAACTATCCAGATAAACATGGATTTGTTACCAAACATTTTGGGAAAGATTATATACCAAATTGGACAGAGGAAGATGATAAATTTTTTATGGAAAACTACTCCACGAATGCTTGGTATAGGGAAGTCCTCGGGGAGTTTGGCGAAGAAATGGTGGGAGTATTCCCCCATCGATTTATAGACATGTCACTATTCGAGTATGATTATGATATGCTGGCATATAATCAGCAGAATGCTTATATCATAGGAGTGGATTGGAACACATCCCAGGTGGGCGTGAAGATAATTGTTTTAGAATACATTAGGAACAGAACTCCTACACAATCAGATAAAATATTCTTGAAAACTATTAATAGAACAAGAGATGAATTGAATCGGCAGGAAAAAGTTAAAAAATATGATAAATTAGGATGGGATTACTTTGTAAATAGATATCGTGCATTTAGAATTTATTCGGTTGAAGGGGAACAATTCACGCAAAATGCCGCCGTTGATAAAATTCTTCAGTTGTATAAAGAATATGATCCCGCATTTATATATGTTGATCAAGGATTCGGGGACGTCCAAATTGAATTGTTACAGAAAAAAGCTGCCGAATGGAAAGACAAGTTACTCGCTAGGAAAATTGTTGGATGTAATTTCAGTTCCACTATAGATGTCAAAGATCCATGGACAAATAAACCCGTGAAGAAGCGACTTAAAAATTTTATGGTTAATTTATCCGTTCGGGCGCTTGAACAATATCAATTTGCATTGCCATATTCAGCAGATAATAAAGGATTGCTGGTTGGTCAAATGAGAGATTATCGTGTTACAAAAGAAGGGGCAACGCCCACATATTCTTCTGGAAATGATCACTATTTGGATGCTCTCATGCTGGCGGTTTTGGGATTTGAATCTAATTTTGGTGAGCTTTCTCCTATGGGGCGGAAAAATGAACCAATCAAAGTTCGAAAATGTCGAACTCCTGTTATGGTGCAGACAAAGGGAAAAGAAAATAAAATTATGCTTCCCGCCACCCATGATGGGGTATTAAAACCATTTGCCGATGAAATGGGCATTCCATATGAATATAAAGAAGGCACCATACCGGATTTAACATCAGGTCCACGGGCAAAAGCAAAAACAAAACAATTTAGAAAACCATTTAGACGAAGATTTACGGAAATACAAAGGAGAAAATGGCCACATTCTCGTTTAATGCCATAATTAGAACAATTAAGTCCTTCAGAAAAGATCCGAAATATAGCAAGAAAAATATTCTCGGAGAGGAATCTGAAAGAAAACGACGAGTTGCAGAAGGAAATAAAAAAGCAGTTACCAGACTTGTAAGTCCTTCTGTGAAAACAGTTCGTCTGGCTGTGGATGAATCACCAGCAGAAATAAATAAAAAACGGGAAGCCGAGAAGCGGGTGGCTAAAATAAATTCCGCAAAACAACTAATCAAATCTGTTGATGACAAATTTAATGATATAGATAAATTGATTAGTGATAGTGTATTTTCATTCTATATATTATTTGATCCTGACAAATATCCATTAGTATCTGATGCAGTTTCGTTTTTTAGCGATGGGCAAAAAAACAACTTTATTGATTGGAATATATATAATAAAGCTAAGGATAATTATTTTGTTGAATTAAGAAGGACCGGTGAGCAGTATTCGAAAGCAATGCGTGACGATGGCTCTACCGTAATGTCAATTACACAGCAAAGCGCCAAAATTAAAAAAACCAATGTGATATTATTGGCATTTAAAGTTTTATTAGACCATTTGGAGAAATGGTTTTGGGGACTTCCGATTGTTAAACAAATATGTAAAATTAAGGTTTTGGGGAAACGATTATTTAGATGCGAAAATAAAAGGAGCACCTATACGGGGCGAGATGGCCAGCTGTATATTCCAAAATCGCACGTTTCAAGTTCTAGTTTACAAGATGCGGAGTTACTCGTTTCTAATGCTAAATATATATTAGAATATGTGCGAGGTGCGGCTTCAGATGAGGAACAATATATTGAAGCTGAATGGGGGAAAAATAAACAGGTTTTTTTAATCAGCTATCTTCTCGAACCTACCAAGATGGTTTTTACTAATTCGGCGCATATAGCCTCTGGAGTAACAAATGATGATCGAATAACTGCTATTGGATCCCAATCTTTATTTTATTCGTCAGAATTGCAGAAGGCTACAGCCAAAATTTCTGCGGATTCCAAAGATTTGGATTTGCTTTTGCATGGTGAATATTTGGAAGAATTAGATAGAATATTGGGCAGAATCATTAAAATATTACACGGATGGTATTTGGATCCGAGAACATATTGTTGCTTAATTAATGCATTTGGAGGAATCAATAGAGCCGTACCAGAATGGCTGAAAACTATTAAATATGTTTTGGGTGCCGGAATGATTTTCTGCGAACTAGAAATGGATTTAAATGAAAAAAAATTAACTAATATTCTAAATTTATTGATTACAAGTGCAATCGGCTCGATAATTAATTCATTAGGCAATTTCCTTAAGGGCTGGGCCAAAAAGAGTGAAATAAAATTTATGAAATCCTTTTTGGCCAATAAATCAAAATTTATGAGATGCCTTCCATTTGATCAATTGATAACGGAATTTGGCTTTTTCTTTGATGAAATGATTAATGATTTGGAACATCTTTTGAGACAATATACGGAATATCTTACAGTTTCAAATTTAAATTTTGGAATTTATATAAATGATATAGAAAGAAAGCAAAGACTCCAAATACTATATGAATTTACAGATCGATTTATTAGTGCGTGGGATTGGGGCTACATATGTTCGGAGAATACTTCAAAATCAGATATAAGATCGACAGCTGATAAGAAAAAATATGATCCACCAAAAACCGAAACTGATGTAACAGCATATGACAAAAGCCTGGATGGAAGTTTTACTATTGAAAAAGCTGTGACGCAACCGTTTGTGTCCAAAAGCGAGGCAAACTATTTTCTAAAACATGTTCTAAATGTTGATCAAGCTGTGATTGATGAGGTTATGACAATATACGAGGATCCTGATCAAATTGCAAAGTGCATGGAAGGTTGGAATTTTCAAGATATCGAAATTTTAAAAAAACAAGTAGAAAAATTAGTAATTTAAAAGATTTCTGTTGCGAAAGCAAATGATTTGAACTATAACTCAGTTGAATTGATAAAAATTGACCTATTCAAAATATTTGGTACCAAATTTCTTAGAATAGGAGTAGCATAATCAATCCATTTTTCGTAATTAATCCAAAGCGAAAAATCCGCGATAAAGTAAGAAAAAGACAGTTAGCAGTTGGAAAATTTCTGAATGCTATCGCGAACAAATTCCATCGAGCTAAATTTGAATCCCCGGAATATAATTTTTTTGTCATTAGGGATGCTCTTAATGAGGAAAGTTTGTTCCGACGGGCTGTTGATAAATATCAAGAGCAAGTTTGGAAAAATGGGTGGAAGTTTAGCGGGAAGAATCCGAGGACTCTTAAATTAGTTAAAAAGAGATTTCGGGAAATGGAAGTTGTCACCGGCGTTTCTACTCAGGATTTATTTGAAAGAATAAGCCGGCAATTGATAACATTCTCGAATTGCATGATTGTCAAAGTTAGAAATAAGAATTCTACCTCGGCTCATGGCTATCGGGCATTCGATGGAAAATTGCGCCAACCAGTAGCTGGATACTTTGTTCAGCCTATGGAATATATGCAAATTGAACGAGATGAATCAGGAAATATTAAAAAATATAGGTTGGGCTCAGATCCGCAAAAAGAATGGACCCCGGAAGACATTATACACATAGTAGTCCATAAGCATGAAGGATATGCATTTGGAACTCCAATGGTTGTGCCAGTGATGGATGACATTCTATCATTGAGACAAGTTGAAGAGAATCTTCAAATTTTAGTATTCCAACATGCTATACCCCTTTATCATTTTATAATTGGTACTGATGATGAAGAGGGAAATACTGATGAAATTGATGAGCTGAATACTCAAATTGAGCAAATGCCTACTTATGGATCTCTTACGACTACCAACAGAGTAAAAATTGATGTGCTGGGCGCTAAACGAGAATCTATGGACCTGGAACCCATACTCGATTATTGGATAAATAGAGTCCTGGGTGGATTTGGAATGTCGAGCATTTCTTTTGGTGGAACTGATACGGCAAACAGAGGGACGGCTACCACCGTGATTAAAGAGTTTCAAACAACCACTGCAATGTTTCAAAGAGCCATCAAATATGCAGTGGAATCTCACATAATCCGTGAGGTTTTAGAAGAAGCTGGATATAGTTATTTAACCCTTAAGGATCGCGACAAAGTTGAACTTTATATACCGGAAGTTGATTTTGATGAACAAATAAAAAGGGAAGTTCATGCTCTTTATAAATACGAGCATAATTCGATTAGCGAAATTGAAATGCGGATCGAATTGGGGTTGGATCCCATAGATAGTGAAAATCGAAACCATATGTATGTATGGCTCGTGAGAATTCCATTGGCGCTGGTCGGTTCTGGAGATGAAAAATTAGGCGACTATCCTAATCTTGCAGAAATTTATGAAATTGGCTCAAAAGCGACCAGCAATCTTGAATCTCCGGCCAATCAATACGGAAAAAAACCCGTTAAGAGCAAACCAAAAAATGACTAACCTATTCTATCAAAGGAGGTGAGATGGCGAATTGCGTATCATAGAATCATACAGGTTTGGTAAGGAACACATTGTTCGTGCAAAATCCAGTGTTAAGGTAACCGACGGGGTCTACCCGGATCGACTCCGAGTTAGAGTGCCTGGCACTCACGGTGGATTCGTCAATAAAAATGGATATTTTTATAAAGTTGACGGCATGAAAGAGGCGTATAAATCTTGGGTATCGCCATATAACAAGCCAATATTAATTGGCCATGGTGATAATGAGGATCCAATAGGTAGAGTTGTTGCCGCAGAATTAGTAGAAGACGATCCCATGGATTATGTGAATAAATTTGGACGAACGGATAATATTCCTGCCGCTCATATAGCTATGGAACTCGAAATTATAGATCAAGAGAGTATCAAAAAAATATTGGATGGCACATACCTTACTGTTTCTCAAGGTGCAGATTGTGACGACGTAACGTGTTCAATTTGCAAGCAAGATATTGGTGAAGAGGGTCCGTGTGATCATAAGAGAGGAAGAACTTATGATGGAAAATTGGCCTATTGGATTTTCGGACCTTTGAATTATCAAGAGCTCAGTATTGTTAATGTTCCCTCTGACGAGTTCGCTATCCTAGAACCTGTAAAAAATACTAATATGGAAAAACAGGAGGTTATGAGTTTTCAACCGCCGCCAATGGATATGACCTGCGGTTTAGAATTCATAACAATTAAAGATTCAAAGGAGGCCAAATCAGTGGCGAAGGAGACTCCGAATTTCGATGATTGGACTGAGGACGATAAGAAGATGTGCCAAGAAGTATGGAAGCAGACTGATGAATTCCTGATGGACGGTTTGGATGAAGAGGATAAAAAACTCACAACCGCCGCAAGGAAAAAGATGTCAGCTAATGTATTTTGCGGCCCAGACAGATCTTTCCCAGTCAATGATTGCATTCATTATCGGGTGGCCAAAACATATCTTGGAAGATATAAAGGCCCAGGCGATAAGAAAAGAATCTTAGCTTGTATCGAGCGGCGTGGTAAACTCTTAGGCTGCGGAAAATGGGCAAAGAAAAAAGATGAACTTTTGGATCAGGTCAATGAAGAAGTCAGACCTTTCATAGAGGAGAATTTTACTACGAAAGACGATTTTGTTGAACTGAATACAAAATTCGAAGATATTTCCGCAGAACAAGAAGAGTCTACCAAACGTGGAAACAAAACAGGTTAAGATTGACGAACTCGAAAAACAGGTAGGCGAGTTCGAAAATAAGAAAAAAGGATATGAGTCTGAAGTCAAAGATTCCTTGGCCTGTAGAATAATAGATATCCGAATTCTTTTTGGCGATTATCAGTTCACCGAAGAAGATAAGAAAGAGCAATATAAGGCATGGATTGATACATTGTCGGAGAGAACTAAGGAATCTCTGCAAGATTCATTAATTGATTTACAGAGTAAGATGTTCTCT